TATGAAAACCGTGTTTATCTTTTCTTCCATGAGCTTTACAAATCATATGAGCATTCTGATAAGATATGCCGCATGCATAAGAAAAAGAAATTACAGTACAATCATTCTTTTCGGTATCCAATCTACCCTCTCCAAGATATGTATTAGCCATATTATTTGTTTATAAAATAAATATAACAATAATTTTTGACAAATAAAAATATTTAACTATAAATTTTAACAAAACTTTAACATTTTTTAACAAAACTTTAATGAAAAAGATATATAATATATAAGTGAATATTGACCTGACGGAAATTCATAAATTTTTAAAGCTAAGGCTTAAACAAAAATAACCATTTTAGGAGGATTAAACTATGACAACACATTTAGCAAAATTTTTAGATCACAATGAAACTGAACCCTGGGAAGTTTTATTTCGTAATTTCTTTGATAGGGATTCCTTTTTCTTACCAGCAATTAATTCGGATTTACATTATCCAGTAGATATTCATGAAACAGAAAATGCATTAAATATTGAAATTGCTATTCCGGGCATTGATAAAGGAGATGTATTGATAGATGAATGCGATGGAGTTTTAAATGTTTCTTATAATAAAAAAGAAGAAACCGATGATTCAAATAAACACTATATTAAAAGAGGAATAACTCGTAAATCATTTAATATGGGTTGGAAAATTTCAGATAAATTTAATTTAAAAAATATTAATGCTGAAATGGATAAGGGTCTTTTAAAGATCATTATTCCAAAATCTGAAGAAAAGAAAGTAATTAAAAATGCTATTAAAATAAAGTAACTATTATTAATACGTCGGGTCATAAAAAGAGGGAAAATATTTTCCCTCTTTTGTTTATTAATCAAACACATATTTATGTTCTTTTAATTCTATATAGGCATGGGATTATTTCCCGGAAAGCCAAAACATTGCGCCCCGACTTTAACAAAATCTTGATAAAGAAATTTTTGCCATTGTATATTAGTTATAGTCAAAAGAGAGTATTTCGGGAAAGGATCTTTAGTTACTGTTAATAATGATGAAGTAGATAATACCTTTTTATATGCTTTAAAATTAGTCATTTTTGTGGATAATTTACTTACAAAACCTGAAGATATCATATCTTCATTTTTTAATTCAAATTTTTCAAATATCGTGTTTACTGCTCCTTCATTTACATTATCATCTAATTCATCTGCAATTTTAATTACAGGTTTTGAATTTTTTAATGTAAATCCAAAGTTTGCAGTATTAGGTTTCAATGAAATGGGTAATGCTGCTAAAGTAAGATCTACTTTATCAATTAATCCGATTAAGTTATCTAATTTTTTATTTAACATTTTTTCTGTTTGTTCAATTCCGTCAACACCTTTTACCGAATCACCATTTTTATATGCGCTATTTAGTATTTGATATTTTTTAGTTAATGTAAATCTTTCAATTTTTGTAGTAAGTAATTGTTCTCTTAATGATACATTAGTTTCAACCCATTTACCCACTTCAGATAAATAATTGACATTATTTTTTATACCGTTTTTATTACTTACAGTTTTTTTAGGTTTTATAGTTTGATGTTCGGCTATCTTTATTTTTATATTTGTAATATCTTTTTCCTTCATGTTAATTTTTATTCCTGTTTCATCTAACATTTTTTTCACTACACTCCTTTTAAGTTTTAAAAGCGCTTCAGAAATTTCTTTTTTCATAGCAGTTATTTCTCTTTTAAGTGCTGCAGTTGGATCGCCAAAAGGTGTAGTATGTTTTGGAGAATAGTTAACAAATAAACTCCAAGGAAATACCCACATTCCACATATTGAAATACCTAAAACAATAAATCCATATTGTGTTGATATCGCTTTAACTGGAATATAAACCACAGGCATTAATATAGGTGAGGGAATTATCCAACCCGTAGACCATCCTGTAGCAGGATTTGCAACACTTGCTAGTGTAGCGAATACACAATATTTAAGCCAATATTCTATATCACCAAAACCTTTTTTAGATTTTGGATTTAAGTAATCATTTTTTTCATCAGATACACATATTGTATCATCTGATAATGTATATAATCGTGTTTGATAACCTTGCCATGTAATAATAGAAAATGTTTCAAATATTGATAATGAATCGATTACTTTTTGAATTTCTTCAATATTTATAGGTAATGAATTTAATTCTGTGAATAAATTTTGAGAAAATAATTGTAATTTATTACCCTCTAAAATAGTTTCTTTTTTTCTTGTATCTTTTTCAATAACAATATTATATTTTGTAATTAATTGATCTGCGCCAAGATAGAATTCAAATAAAAACATAACTTTATTAACTGTGATTATTTTATCACCTGTTAATTTTTTATTTTCATTAGCTAATCCGGTTAACCATAATTTTACATCACTTAATTGTTTATGCACATTATATTGTTCCATTGCTTTATCGAACCAATTTCCCAAATTTCCCAAAAAACCTGTGCCTTTTTCTATATCTTTTATTAAACTGTTAATTTTATTTGCAATTTTATCTTTATTATATCCATCAATTACAAATCTTTTTCTGGCAAATTCATTAATTATATCTCTAAATTGAATTTCAATTTCAGTAGGTTCGTTTAATGTATTCAGAGGCATGCCTAAATCTAAAAAATAATATTCAAATAATTCATATTCACTTGGCTTTGGTTTAATTATTATAGATGTAGCGAAAACAGATTCAACAAGTGCAGTTATATTTTTAAAAAATAATGCATCAGCTTCTTCAACATCATCTTTTATTTTATACAAAGTTTCATTTTTAGCGTTTTGTTTAATGTTATCTGTTCCTGTAATTTTTTTAATTGTGTTTTCGTAATCATTATTTAATACGTTAAATTTACTTTTAGTTTCATTAAATACCCCAATTACACCGGGAATTAAATCAAAAGTAGAAGTGTCATCGAGAATGGCAATTCCTAACATTTGAGGATAAATTGAATTAATATAATGTTCTTTAATAAATGATTTTACGCCATTTAATCTTTTATAATTATCATTTAACAAATTAATCTGTGTCGTTAAATAATCTTCATCAGGATCTGATATGTCTTGTAAAATAATTTCATTCTCAGATATTTTTGCGATAGTTCCAATGACAGGAGAATAAATTACTTTTCCATTAATTATTGCAATTTGTGATTCGGGTGTTAAATGAGAACCAAGAGATACAGCTGCAAACATTTTATCCTGTTTCGCGTTTCGTACAATTGCATGTGTAACCAAATCTGTTGAAACAGACGCGTCCATAACATTTTCTTCATTAAAATTAGTTTCACATTCTAAATTAGTTAACTTTAACTCTATTGGAATATGGGGCACGAGTTCATCATCAGTGATCACTGGACAATCTAAATTAAACTGAAAAGGTATCTTATTAATAGATACATCAAAGGGTTCGATTGAACTCGAACATGTTATATCTTTCGATATTTCATCTAATGTTTGTTTTGATTTTTTGCGTAATATAACTCTATTTGCTATATAAATTGTAGTGGCAAGACCAATAGCAATTAAAATATTATCAATTTGTTTTAAAAAATTAAGAGATTTTTTTGTTTGTTCATTATTTCCTTTATCTTGCATTTTTAATAAACCATAAGTATTTCTTGTAAGTTTTTGAATATATTTTGTTCTATATTTTGAGGGATGTTCTGATTTAATTAATAAATCTTTTGTCATATCTACTATATACTCTAAAATAAAATAAGAACTTAACATAATTGGTGCTGCGTTTCCAAGTTTATCACTTAATTGTTTTAATTTAGTATAATTAATTTTACTATCAATATCATTATTTTTATCAACAAATGATAAAAAATCTGACGCTTCCATTCCACTTGGAAATTTTATATCAGATTCACCATTTAAACATTTTAAAAGTAATTCACTTAAACTATCATCATTAAAATCTGTTGATGTATAATCAAGAATATCTTTAGCTACTTTATTATTTCGTAATTGTTTTTTAAGATCATCTTTTGTTTTTTTTTCTTTAATCATATTATTAAGCAAAAGTAATGACGCGACCCCCAAAGCAATTAAAACGTCAGGTTTTTTGAAAAATTTCTTCTGACGTTCTAATTCGCTTTTATATTTTTTATTAAATTTTTCTATAAGTGCTTTAATAAACTTATTCATTTTATGCTTTAAATATTTTATTCTTTATTTGTGATGATATTTTCATTTCAACCCCATTTTCATATGAATTTTGATCATAAATTGCTATTATTTTTAATGGAGTATTTTTAAATAATCTAATTTCTTTTTCATCTTCATACAAAGGATGCATATTCACCCTAAGTGTTTCAATCCAATTAATATATTCTATTCCTATTGAAGATTCAATCATAATTTCTTTTTCTTTTCCTTTTATATCATAACCCCAATGAGGTTCCGCTACATCTGGATCCCATGACCAATAGATTCCTAATCTATTTCCTTGTTTTTCTAAATGTTTCAACCAATTTTTTTCAACTTTCATTTTTCTCCATATTGTAATTTCATTTCCATCAATAATTTCATATTTAAATTTATCCCGAGTTTCATGAAATTTACATTCTATTTCATAGATAACCCAATTTCTAAATTCTTTTGATTGTTTAAATTCTTCATCCTCTTGTAATTTAGTATAATCTAAATTATTTTCATTACTAAAAGAATAACAAAAAAGATCTAATACAAAATCATCTCCTAAATATTGATTTATTAAATCTTTAGTAACAACATCTTTAATATCAACAGCTTCTATAGCCATTTCAAATAAAAAATTATTTACTGTTTTTGCTTTCATGTTAATTCAAATATTTTTTTTTCATCATTTGGGGATGAATAAATCGATGTATTAAAAGTAACAGTAAATGGCTCAATATTTTGTACATATTTACGACCAGTCCCCTTAATACAATATGCGATTGTTATATGAGGACGATATTCAGGAAAATTTTGAGTGTTAGGAAATATCATTAAAAAATATTTTCTATAATCTGCTAAATCTTCATCAAGAGGAATATCAAATTTGACTACATCATATTCAGGATTTTCAAATATACTGATTTGTGTAATTGTTGCTTCTATAGGATAGATTCTTTCTATTTCTTCGTATATACGATCACGATCCACTTCATTATCATGAATTCCATATAAGATTGTTATATGAGGTTCTTTTTCATAACCAAAATCACCGTCTTTTTCATAAATATCTTTTTTATTTATAATAGAGATTTTTTTGTTCCAATCAGGAATGTCAGCACCCATCATTATACATCCATAAGATAATGATTGTTCTTTTCTTTCAAAAAGCCAATTTTTAAAACCTGTGAATTTCATATTAAATTTTCTTTTTTTCTTTCATATATTGTTCTCTAATAAATCCACCCCAATGCTTATATTTAAGTATAAATATAGAGTATTCCTCTGCACTTAATTCTATTATTTTAACATATTCAGCATAATCAGAATTTTTTCCAAATAAAATATCTTTGGTTATATCAAAATATTTATCTTCAATTTTATTCCATGCATGTTCTATTGGAATTCCATGATATGAAATTTCACCCTCAACATAAGAAACACCGGGCACAGTCGTAGCTAATTGCCCAGCATTTTTATAACATTCTTTTTGAACTACTTTTGGTCTAGCACCTTTTAAGTACTTATCTATTTCTGGATATTGTTTTCTAATTTCATCAGTTTTAACATGAGTTAATAATTTTGCATGATCTAATTTCCATTGCCAAAAATCATGTTGTTGACCCTGAGAAAATTTAGTAATTTGTTTTATATAAGTAATTAAGTCAGATTGATCGTGTTCATTTAACCAAGTTTTATATCTGAGGAATTTCATGTAAAAGATATTTTGTTTATATATTCTTAAAATAAAAATTAAAATATAAAGAACTATTTAACAAATAAGATATATAAAATATATTAACTATTAATCATTTATGAATCATCAAAAAGTTTATGACGCAATAATTAGAAACGCAAAATCTCAAAATAGAATTAAATTAAGAAAAAATAAAGAAGGATATGTGTATTATGAGAATCATCATATTTTACCAAAATGTTTAAATGGTGATAACGAAAAAGAAAATTTAGTCTTGTTAACTGCAAGAGAACACTTTGTTTGTCATAAGTTACTTATTTTTATTTATAATTTTAATAAAGGATTATGTGATGCTTATCTTAGAATGACATTTAGTAAACAACTGGGCGATGTTATGACATCTAGAGATTATGCTTATGCTAAATGGTTAAAATCTACTATTCCTATTTCCGAAGAAACTAGAGAAAAACAATCATTATCACATAAAGGAAAAATTACTTGGATGAAAGGCAAACATCATTCTGAAGAAACACGAAAGAAATTACAGGAAAGTTCAAAATTGTTAACTGGCGATAAAAATTCATTTTATGGTAAACACCATTCCGAAGAAACGAAACATCAAATAAGTAAATCCAGAAAAGGAAAAACTGCTTGGAATAAAGGTGTGCCGATATCTGAAGAATCTAAAATAAAAAATAGTGAATCGCAAAAAGGAGAAAACCATTGGAACTGGGGCAAAAAACTTTCTGAAGAAACTAAAGAAAAATTAAGAAAATCTCATGGGCCAATGTCAGAAGAACATAAAAAGAATTTAAGCAAATCTTTACAACGAAAAAATTAAATTCCAATTTTAACATTAGTTGATGTAGCTGCTTGTTTTGCAGCCTCTATTAAGCCTTGCGCGACGCCTGGAGTAGCCGGAAGTTTGTTATCTACCATAGTTCCTAACGTTGACATTAAAGCCCAAAGCGGTTCACCAAGTATAGCAGAGTAATATGGTGGTTCACCAATTTTAGTAGTTTGTGAACCATTAATTTTTACTTCATCGGCTGTCACCTCTACTAGTGATGCTGCTGCAATCTTCACTTCATTCTTCGTGGTTATATTTGTTACATCCCCATCCATCTGAACAACTGAATCACCATTAGGTGTTTGTAAAGTTATCATTGTGTCAGGTGTTATCTGGATAAACGATTCTTTAAGATATATCTGGAATCCACTATTCTTTTGATATATTACTGTGAGTTCTTCTTCCGGATCATAAAGTAAAACATGAGTACCGTCATAGTCATCTTTAATTCTTTGTATCAATTCAGTATCAATGTTCTGAATCGTTGTGTATTCTGGCGCATATAAGTCACCATTGTTGAATTGTATTCTAACGAATTGTCCAACTTTTGGAACTGAGATTGACCCAGCTCCATCACCAGCAAATATCGTTGAATTGATGGGAACTGTCCATGGTAAGTGTTCATCAACAATTCCATCTAACAAACCAAAAATTCGAACTTGGCATCTTCCTGAAAATGTAGAATCTTTTGTGTTAACTACAACACCTAACCATGAATTTCCATCATAATTATGATTAATAAAATCTACATCTGATATATATTGAGTCATAATTTTTTAAATATTTTTTATTTTACTTTTCGAGTTTACTATTAGTTGCTTTACTTACTGTTGGTTGAGTTAGTGTTGTTCCTTCTATTTTATTTAATTGTGATGAGGGTTTTGCTTCAATAACTTTTGTAAGATCGATTGTAGTTGTTCGAACATTAGGTTTTTCAGTTTGAATGTTTTGTGATTGTGTTTCAGATGACAATTTGCTCGAAGCACTAGGATTCTGTAAGCCTGTAGACTGTGTAGATGATGCTAAGCGTTCTGAAGCTTTGATTTGAGCCAATTTCTCACCCTGTGTAGATGCACTTAGATTAACAGAAGCTGCTAGTTGATTAAGTTCATCAACTGTAAGTTGATTTGATAATTGACTTGATGCAATACCAACATTTAAGGGCTCACCCTCAATGTTTCCAGATACAGCATTTGGTTGGGCTCCTTGCATCCCACTGCTTTGAATGGGTAAAATAGTGTTATTACTTGTAATAGGAGTACTATAAACAACTTTTTGAACGTTAACTTCTCCTGTTCCTGTTCCAACTAAATTTGTTGCTAATGAAAAATCTTTAATTTGTTCCCAAACACCCTTATCATTTAGTGCCTGATTTGCTGCACCTTGCATTAGTTTTGTGTCATCATCAGTTGCTTCTGATTTTGTCAATTCTACTAAAAATGCTCTCATAATCTTATCAGTTTGTATGGGTTGATCTAAAAGAGAAGATGGCGCATTACTATATGAATTTACAACATCATTAACACCTTTTCTAATTGTGCCCAATACAGAAATTATATTTTTTGATTCAATCGCAGTTTTAATTTCAGTGAATGAAATTCCCAACCCCGGAATATTTGTCATTTTTGCTTTATCTACAATTTTATCAATAAATCCTGTAGCATAAGATTTTCCAAAATTGGCTGCATTACCTACCCAAGTTTCTGGTTGTGTGGGGTTAACTAAAACAGTATCATCATCTTTGTTTCCCCATATTTTATCAGTTCCAGGACCTCTTTGTCCATACATTGTATTTGAATTTTTATTTTCATTAAACGGTAAGCCTGAAATATGATAATTATCAGGTGTATCATTATCTCTATCTTGAGCAATTTGTAGATAAGCTGGATATAAATTTTTGTTATTAACTTCTTCTAACGTAGAAATTTCATCTTTAGCTCTATTAAAACCATTAAGTTTACGATCACTTAAAAATTTATGTGTAAACATTGGATATATTTGTAACTCTTTGATATTACCCACATTTACTGAAAATTTAACAGCACCTTGTGCTGGATCAGCACCAACATTTAATCCATCTAAATGTGTAAATGAAATATTAGTTATATCAAATTCACACAATTCACAAGTAATTTCCCATGTTGGCAAAACATCATCTAATACACTTAAAAATAAAGGAATTCCTGAATTTGTTTCACCTTCAGCAGGTGTTGCAGTAACAGGTTCAGTACCAGCAGCTGGATATCCACCTAATCCAGATTTTAAAGGTTTTTCTGATATTTGTGGTATATGAAATGTTCTAAATTCTGCTAAATAAATTTTAAGTGTAAAATATCTCATCATATCCGGAAGAACCCAACGTTGATAAACATCATCCCATACAATTTTTCTATAAAGATTTAATAAATAACTTATTCTTAAATCTAATCCTTCAAGACATGTAATTGTTATTTTTTTATCATTTGCAATTCTTTGGCCTTTTTCAGGATTAATTTTTAGTAAATCTGATATACCATCAATTTGTTGAAAATAATAAGGAAAATTATCTTGTAAATCATTAAATTTTTGAATAAATTCTACAAGCATTTGAGCACGTGTAGGTTCATTTGCGTCAATTAGATATTGTACAGCAGAATAGGATATTGGTTCTTTTAATACAATTGGTTGTGATGTAGATGTTCCCAATCCTACACCCGAAACAATTAAATTAGTTGTTTTAGAAACTGTCTCAACATTTGAATCAAATAATGGATGTGGCATTGTATCAAACAAAGCTCTATTAGATGCAATATTATACACATGATCTTTTTCATCAGCAAACTTTAATCGAAATGAAAAATATGTTGGTTCATCAAATCTTTTTGATAAAGTGTATCTATTAGCGACTTGTTCAACACTTCTAAATTTTTTGTATATGTTATTATAATTTGCCATTTTTTATATATTTTCAGTTGTTTTAATTGGCTCAATAGGTATTGGTGGTGGCCATTCTCTTCGAGTTAAAATAAATTCTTGTAAAAAATTACTCATAATTGAATCCTCATTTCTACTTGACCATGATAATATAAAACCTTTAACTAAATACCATCCACTATAAAATAAATCTAATGCATCTGCAAAATTAGAATTTGGATTAATTTTATAATTATCAATTGCATCTGTTCTTATTAATGCTACAGGAATTTTATCACCTCTAATTACATTAAAATTGGTGCCATTTACTTCAATATGTAAATTTAATTTATCAAGTTCTTTATTATTAATAAGATTTTTAACTTTCGCAACTTGATAATTTCTGTGATGATTACCATCCCACTGTAAATTATCATCATTAGAATTACTTATTGTATATTGAACACCCAACCAAGGAAATTTTTCATATAAATTTACATAAGGATAATTTGCTCTTTTTAATTCTGAATTTTTTTTATCAGTAACATAAGATGCACGTCCTCTTAAAACAATCATTTTATCAAGTTTTGCTAAATCATATGTAGGCTCAACTGGAACAGCCCAATATTTTTGTTTTTCTGAATTTTCATATAAATTTTTATTATGTTCGAACATTTCACATGTCATTTTTGTTCCTATTTGAAATGTTATGGCTGATGCTCTATTTATTGGTCTCCAAGAATTTATAAAAAATGATGATGTTCTAAATGTAGGAAGATTTGAAAACACTTTTACAGTTACTATTGTTTTTTCCGGAGCAGTGTCGGGTTTATAATTTGTATTTGAATCAATATTACTTGCCAATGCAGCAATATCTACTTCAGATTCTGAAGATAACATTTGTTTATTTATGTTAATAAAATTTAAGTTATAATAAAGATCAATCCAACACTGATAAAATGATTGATCATCTCTCCATGCTCTTTCGGTTAATTGATTAATATAAATATCTCCTGCAATATTTGCTTTTAACCAAATTTGTTTATCGTCTGTATCATCTTCATTGGTTGCAAATCCTAAACCATATTTTTTTGCAAAATCTTTTAATGCTTCAAGTGTTGTTCCTTTAAATGAAAAATCATTTATTTGACTTTTTAATCCTGGAACAAATAATTCTCCATAAAATGTCATTCCAACTGGGCCCTTTTGTTCTGTTAGATTGGGCAAAGTATGCACACCTATAATTACATAATCATTACGTATAATTTTTAGTGCATCTGTTCTACCTCGTATAGCTAATGAAATTATATCACCATCTTTTGGCATTTCTTTTGCAAGAAATAATTGAGATATTAGTCCAATATTTAAAGTTATTTTTGGTAAAAATTCTGTACAATCAATAGTTACAGAACGTATTTCATCTCTACTAAAAATATATTCATTAATCTTAATTAAAGGAAACTCAATTGAAATTACATCTTCAGGTTTTTGTGCTCCTTGTGAATCTTTTCCAGGAATAGACAGTTCGTCTAATTCAATAGTTTTTTCGAATACAACGAAATTTCTATATGTTGTTCCTTGTTTTTCTGAAGTAGGTTTAGGAGCCTTTGAATTAGAAGGTGTAAATGTTAAGGACATTATTTATTTTTACTTTTAATTATACTTGTTAAAAATTCAGATTGCGTCATTCCGTTTTGTAAACATGTGTTGACTCCTTCTCCAAAATACACGCGTCCTGATCGATATGTTATTTGTGGTTCATTCTCTCTTGCGATATTGGGTGGTAATGCTCCTGCAGGAGTATTAACAATTTGTCTGTTTTGAAAAGCATTATCTGTTTTTGGAATTTTAATAGGATCAATGTATTTATAACTATTTCTAATTGCTTTACCTCCATCAACATCAACTCCAGATGATTTAGCCACAATTGTTTTCATTGAATCTAAACTTGGAATTAAAATTATATCGTCAGCTTTAATTGTAAAAGGATTAGAAATTCCATTATATTTTAATATTAATTCAGCATATAATGAATTATTATAAACTGCACCAGAAATTAAATCAGGACGCATTTCAAATTCTTTAGGAACTTTATATATACTATATGACACATAATTAGTTGCTAATATATCAAACATAGAGTAAGTTAAATCTATTATTTCAATTCCATCTGGTCTTGTAAACGCCGGTTTTTTATCTAAACTATTAAGAAACATGTGTGTTATTATTTTATTATAATAATGATTTTTGAGCGATCCAGTCGGCACAGCGATAAGCACTTTGAAATATATCGCTTTCATTTGAGATAAACTGTTGTGCAGAATTTTCTGAAATTCCAAGATCAAAAGATTGTCTATTCCATACACTTCTTTCACCCCCTAACGCCAATTTGTTCCCTTCAACTTCTCCTTTAGGAATATATCCACTATCCATTCCGGGTTTATATTTTATGTTCATTCTTCTACCCGGAGCATCTCCTGTTCTAGATGCTTCACCCGAAGTGAAGTTATCAACACCGGTTTGATAATCAGCGCTTCCAGAGAATGAATCGGGAAGATTATAAATTCTGCCCATACCTCTATTAAATATTGATTCAATAGCATCTCTATCTCTTGCCATGGCGTGTTTCAACTTAACATTAATTTTTATTTCTGTTGGAAAATCATCTGGTCCCAATTCTTCATTAAATTCAACAGTTATACCTTCACATATTAAATTTCCAATCATTGCTATAGGATTTAATGGATTTCCTACTGTTATATGCCATTCACCAACAGGCTCACCAGTTAAAATTGCTTTCATTCCATGTAAGTATGGAACTTGACCTGCTGTTTTTTTAGCAATTGCATTATTAAGCAAATTTCCAGTAAGTCCTGTAAATATACTAGTAACGGCTCCAAATAATGCTCCTTTTTCACCACTAAATAATTGATCAAAAAATCCTGTAAAACTTTTAAATAATCCCGATGCAATATTTTGGCCTGTTCCTCCAGCTCCAGCTTCAGATTCTGCTTGCGCACCTGAAGAAAATTGTTTAATTGCAGTTTGAGCCCATCCAATTGGATTACCTTTATACCACTGTTCAATACCTTCTGCACCTCCAAGAAAAGGATATTTTGCGGGGTTTGCCATGAATCTATGAGCACCTCCAAAGAATACAGCGCTAGCTGAACCCATAATTAAAAAATTTGACATAATATCAAGTAAAACTGCTTTAGGACTAATACCTCCAACTGGTCTTGCAACATATTCAAATATTAAATTTAAGCCATCCCATTCAAAAGCTAACCCGGGCTTACGTTTTTTAATTGAATCAATACGATTAATAGGACCCATAATTCTATTTTCATAAGGGCCATTTTCATACGGATCTGGTGGAAGTTGTCCAGCATTCATAATTAATTCTCTATCAAATTTACCACCAGCAACATTTAATATTTCGGCCATTTTTGCAACACTTTTATAAATTCCACCTAAACCAGATTCATTACTCGGAACAGAATCAGTTTGCACTTCCCATATACTTGCTTGAACGTCATCCCATAAAACGCCTGTTGTAAATCTTAAAAATGAATTCAAACTATTTCCTGTGTCTCCCCCAAAATAAGTAACTGCTGTAGCCATTGGAGGAAATACTTGTGAATCATCTTTAGCACTTCCACCATCATCAGCTTTTATATCTGAAGTAGAATTTTGAGGTCCCGCTTCACTAATCATTCCTGGAAATTTCATATTATCAAGAATGGGTGCTGGAAATCGTCTAAGTGTTATCATTCTATTATTTTGGATCTTATTCCAATATTTTGAGAAAACAAAATCTGTAAATTGATAAGGAGTTCTTCCAAAAGGATCACCCTTTCCCCAAGAAATTAAAGCCGAAGTAGTTGGAGTACTTGCAAAATTATAAGCAGTATCTGCTGTATTATCAAGTTCATACCATCTTCTTTGACCCTTTTGATTCATTAGATATTTACCACCATTAGTTCCATATAATCTTGTAAGTGCATAATAATTTTGCAACGAAGGCACACCTTTATAAAATTCATTATTAGCCATTTTATCATATTCGTTTTGCACTTTATCCATAATTGATTGCCCAGCATACGTACCATTTTTAATAATTTCTTCGCCTTTTTTAGAATTTTTAAGAGTTTGTTTACTAATTAAATATGCAGTTGTTGATAATTCAGCAAAATCAGAACCAAAGGGTATAAAAGGTATCATCCTTTGTGCATCTTTTTTATTAACAGATTGTTCAAGTCTATATAAACGTTTATCAAATGGATTCATCATTTTGTCTACGGGTGCGGTGTTATCTGAACCTTTACTTGTATTTATATTATCTGATTGTCCCATAGCAGATTTGGCATCTGCGCAAGGCATTAAAATATTTGCTTTAACCCAATCACGTCCATTTTTTCTCCAAATCCAATGTGCAGCAGCTTTTACATTATTTGATTCATCTGCATTAAAATCTGCTAAAGTTTGAGTTCTATTATTATATTGTATATTTACTAATTTATTTTGTAACACTGATATTTTACTTTCTATTACGCCTGATCGTTGTTTTGCATCTTTCTTATCGCCTTGATATCCTTCTTTATATAAGGCAACAACTTTTGTCTTAATACAAGATTCATCAGATGCTAATAATCCAAAACTTGCCCAATCATACGCTCTAGCATTCCATTCTGTTAATATCTGTTTCGCACTTCGTGTTTCTGCCATATTGATACTTTTTATTTATATATCCCATAAAAAAATAAAAAGTAAATTTCTGGAAAGTAAAAAACAAAAGAAACTATTGATAAAAGAAGTAAGACAATGACAGGTGTTTAAAAATCAAAATTACATTGCATACATATAAGGGGGGTCGAAAGGGTATAATATTTTCTAATGAACACAAGAAAAATAGAATTTAATCCAGTTATACTAGACACTGTAACGAGGATTAAATTTATATTCACTTAATTTATCTATTCTTACTGCTTCAATTAATCTTATTTTTTTTATACTCGGAAAAAATATTATTTCATCAAAATTATTATATAGATATTGTAACTTAGGTACATTATAATCATCTAATAAAACAACTTCACTTATATTTTTAATTTCAGCAAGAGTATTAAAAATGTTTGGTAAAATATCTTCACTAATATCTGGATTTGAATAAATAATTCCACGAATTCTTTTAGATTTTGCATAAGATTTAATTAACTCATTAATTTGATTACTTATAATAAATGAGCCATAATAATCTATTGTGGAATATGTATATCCATATTGTTCTAATATTTCTGGAATATAAATAATTGAAAATAATTTTAGGTTTAAGAATGATTTTTTAAGTCTCGACACATTTTCAATTGTTACATAGAATTTCATAGATTTAGTTAGATTTAAATTTACATTTTTCTCCATACCATCTACCGTAATTTTTGGGGTTGATTTTTGCTTTACAATATTTGCATGTTTTTTTTAAATTATTAATATCATCATATATACGTTGATAATTCATATTTTATTTTCGCCCTTTATTATATATTTTTTGTGCTTCTTCTAATGCGTCTAACACTGGAATTTTTTTCTGTTGCGCAATTTGTTCTGCTAAAACTTGAATTGCTTCAGATGTTCTTTCTTCTTCTGATAAATTTTGCATTCTTCTTATTTCTTCTGCCCACTCCTGTTCTTTCTTTTTACCAGCAATGATATTTTGATACATTATTTCGAATTTTTTTGCACGTGGTAGCTTTTGTTGAAATTGCATTATCCCTAATCGTTTACTCATTCTTCTTCTTTCAGTATTATTCATTTTTATTTATGTTTTTCTTTTCCATATATATTTCTATATTCTCTTGATTGCAAGCTGTTCACGTAAAAATAATTGAACAGTCTCAGAAATCCTGCAAGTAATAATGTATCATCAGATGTTACAACCATACTTGAATCTATCATTTTAAATTTTACTTTGTTTTCTTCAACTTCTTCTGTTTCTTTTACTGATTTATCTGTAAGATTGACACAATATAAATCAATACCTGAATCTGATGTTAAATTATTATATAAGTTACCAAGATACATCCAATCATCAGCTTTAGTAATATTTAATCCAATTACTTCATATAAAATTCTATTTGCTGCTACAAGATTTGTACCATCATCAGCATTAATATATCCATTAATTAAACTATAATCATATTCTTCAAAAACATAATTATAATCTTTAATAACTCCTACTTTATCAAGAAGTCCTTTAGTATCAATTGAATAAGGTAAAACAGTGACACGATGTTTTTTAGAAATTAAAGTATAATGTCCTTGTAATTCTACTACATCTTCATATATACCCGAAAGAACTATTTTTTTTGCAATATTGTTATCCATAGTATTTTTTCTTATTTTTTCTTGTTTCTATATTTATATATCCATGTTTCTAATATTGATTTCTATTATCATTTATCATTTTGAGTATAAAAATTAATGAATGCGTTAGATAATGCGCCCTTAATCTCTTCATCTTTAATATTATTAATAATATATTTGATTGTTTTATTTTGACCATCATCATAATTTTCTTTTATTATATTAAATAAATCTTTTGATGGAGCACTTACAGTTAATGTCATTTCAATATCTACATCAAATTTTTTCGATGTATTAAGTACAATATAAACAGGATCTGTTTTATCAACTGTACTTGTTGGATATATTATTGGTTGTGGAGGTATTTGAGGTTTATCACTTATTTGTTCAGAACTTGAAGATATTGAAGTTGTTGTATAAGGTGGAAATCTTGAAGCTGTTGGATAAGGTGGAATTAATTCAATTATTTTTTTCTTTGGTGTAATTGATCCAGTTTCTGAAGTTAAATCTGCATTCATTATATCATTAACTGATGGAATTTCATATTCAAGCCCAGAATTTGCGTCTTTTTCGTATCGAGTAGTATTTATAGGTTGTTTTTCTACAAATTTCCAGCAATTATTAGGATGGTCTATTTCAGCCATAAATTTACCAGTTAAATTTTTTTCATTTAGAGGTGCAACCAACGCTTCATTAATTCTTGATTTATCTTTAAAAACAATAAATACTATACCATCCTCAGATTCTATTTTATCAAATGTTAAAATTTGACCTCGTAAATCTCCCAAAATCCACTGAAAAAATCGTTCATTATTCATATTTTTTTACTTTAATTATAATATTTGTTATTTTTTTAATTTCAACTTTATGGGGTAATGAAATTTCACCAATAATTAAGTCTTTGTTTATAGATGTATTTTTTTTTCTAATTAATTTAATCTTTTCTAATATTTTCCAAAACATTAATTTAAATGATAATAAATTGTGAAAATTGTTTTTCATATTCTTTCATCCATTCTATAGAAAAATTTTGTTCATGCCATTCTATATAATCTTCACGAAAAACTTCTAACGATTTTTCAAAATGCATTTTATAATTTCCTGAACTTAAATAATCCATACGTACAATGGGAATAATAAAAGTATGTTCTGTTCCTTTAACTCTCCAAAAATATGATAAAGTTCCTCCATACGATTTTGTTTCTTCTGCTATACCATATTCAACATATAAAGGTGATATCCATCCTATTAGATTAATTTTCATTAATTTAACATTCTCGAGTTTCGAAAAATCAAAATTATTTGGCATATGATTGCTTAAGTTTTTCCATTCTCTATTATCCGGGGTGTAAACTCCGACATTGTAAAAACTGTGCTACTTCAACAAATGTCTTAAAGATTATTTAACTATGTCGATAATATTTGTGATATTAACACCTACTAATTCATAGTCTTCTCCTTTAAGTTTTTCAGTTAATTTAGCTTCAACATCTGTAGGAGATGATGCATATACTATATAACATTCTTTTTTAAATTTTGTGTTTCCTTTTTTATCTTCAAAAGATACTCTGATCGTTGCTTTAAAATATTGATTCATAGTTTTAAATTTATTTAATTATTGACTTGGTTGCTAATACTTCAGGCGGTAACATTTCTTTACGATTAAATTCACTAGGAACTTTTCCACATTTTTCACAGATAACTACTTCAATAGTATATAATTCCTCTTTTCCCGATTCTGCTAATAAAGCAGAAATTCTTTTAAAAACTACTCCTTGCCGGAATATTTTTCCTCCGCAATCACATTCAAATGTTTTTGCATCTACAATTGTACTTAAATTCATATTAATTTCTTTTTTATAATTTTTTCTTTAAAACTAATGAAAACAAACCCTATTCTGTATTTGTAGGAATATACGATGCCATAATTAAGTAGTTTGAGTATCTGTATCTGTTTTGTTTTGTGCCATATCCTTCATAACTTGAAGATCTTTATCGATTTCTTCTTCAGTCATACTATAACTATTCATATCAACCACTCCTCTTGTTCTATACCCAGAACTTGAATGTGACATTTTCTTTAACGTATTACCCATATTTGCTTGAGTAAAATTAACTGCATTATACATTCCCATACTCGATGCATTATTCCAAGCATCTTGATCGGCACCCAAGAAAACAAATTCCCACTTCCAAACATCTTGTTGTTCTTTTATTTTTGCTTTAAGTTGTTCTAAATTATATTCTTTAGAAGCATTTTCTTCACCATCCGTTATAATCATAACCATAACTTTTTCAGGTTTTTCATCTTCAGAAGTTATATCAAGTCTTCTTCCAACGTCATCAATAGTTTTTCCTACTGCATCAAGAAGAGCTGTTGTTCCACCTGGCATATAAGTTCTATCAGTAAGTTTAGATACACTTTGTATATCAATTCCATTATTAACAATTGTATATGTATTATCAAATTTAACAAGTGTTAACTTTGCTTCACCTGGCATCTCTTGATGTGTTTTTAAAAATTCGTTAAATCCTCCGATTGTATCATTTTTAACATTACCCATCGATCCCGATTCATCGATAATAATGATTAATTCACATAAATCTTTTTTCATAATGGTTTGTTTTTATTTTATATTATTTGTTTGTTAAATAGTTTTAAATTGTTTTTCGTAAGATTCTTTAGTTTATCATCATATATCTTTTGATGGTTAATTTTTATATAATACATTATAATCTTTTAATGATATGCTTGGTTGACCCGTTTTTATGTAATGATCAATATAATAAAAATGTCTATCATAAATATGTAAATTTCCAGCATTCCAAATTATTATACTTGGTTGAACATTTAAATCTTTTGCCAATTTATCTAAAACATGTTGTTGCCAACTTCTATCGTTACGATATCCAAAAACAGTATCGTTGCTTCTCATGTATACACTTGCAATTAATCCGCCACCTCTTATAAAATATTGAACTGCATAAGTACACATAAAATCATTTCTTCCAAGAAAATTATAATCAATCCACATATCCGGACGGTTATAAATCATTACTGCTCTTCTTGAATCTGGATTTTTCTTTAATTCTTCTTTGCAATTATCATATTGACTAAAATTATTTGGATGATACACACACCACCCATAATTAGAGTTTATAAAACCATCTTTGTCTGCAACTTGTTGCCAAATTTTTGGAGGTCCACCGGGTATGTCATTAACATTTAATGACATTGATTCATACCAAGTAATTTCTCTTTTAATATAGTCATAATTGGGCTCTCCAAAAATAAAAGGTTCATCAGCTATAAAATTGGCACCTATAATTTCTATAAATTTACAACCAGTTCTATCGGTTAGAAAGTTTTTCCTTTTGTATTCATCTACAAATCTATGTCTTATATCATTTACATTCATTAGGATCAAATTTTGTTATTGTTATCATATATAAATTATTCCCTAAATCTCTATCTAATCTATTTGTTGCAGTATTAACTCCAAATTTTAAAGATTTTTTATCTTTTAGAACAAATAAATCTGTAACTGGATTATAAGATCCTAAATAAGCATCTTCCCCTTCTAATTTAACATCTGGGAAAATTTTATGTAATGATTCAGCGATATTAGCCATATCATCTGGAAATTCTATTATTTCAGGAATTCCATTTCCACCTTCAATAAAATATTCAAATTCTTTCATATTATTTTTTATTTATTGTATAGTTTTCTATATC